AACACGAGCAAGAGTACAGTCAGCCGTAGAAGTAGAAACACTAAAGCAACAAACACCTAGCATAGGCCTTAATATGGCACTCAAGGGCGGTCTTGGGTATGGACGTCAAATTCTAGTATGGGGAAATAAGTCTGCAGGAAAGTCGTCTTTTTGCCTTCAAATGATTGCAGAGGCACAAAAAGACGGAAAAGTATGTGCATGGATTGATGCAGAGCAATCCTACTCTCAAGAATGGGCAGAAAGACTAGGGGTAGACTCAAGCAAACTTATTTATTCTTCTGCCAAAACAGTTAATGACATGGTAGACGTAGCACAGCAATTGATGGAAGCTGGCGTAGACATGATAGTTGTAGATTCAATTTCAGCTCTTCTTCCAGCTATCTACTTTGAAAAAGATAGCACAGAGCTAAAAAAGCTTGAGGATACAAAACAAATCGGCGCAGAAGCAAAGGATATGACCCACGCAGTCAAAATGTTAAACTATGCAAACAAAAACACACTACTTGTTCTTATCTCACAGCAGAGAAATCAGTTTGGATCTATGCATGCTTCGCACATTCCAACAGGAGGAATGGCAGTTAAATTCTTCTCTTCAACAGTCATCAAGCTCTGGTCTTCCGAAGCTGAAGCTAATGCTATTAAGGCTGGTATCAAGGTTGGCGATAAGATTATTGAACAGAGAGTCGGACGACCAGTTAATTGGATTATTGATTACAACAAACTTGGCCCACCAAACCTATCAGGACAATATGACTTCTACTACCAAGGTGAGTATGTAGGGGTGGATTCTGTTGGAGAAGTTTTAGATGTTGCTGAACAACATGGAGCAATTGAAAAAGGCGGAGCATGGTATACTATAGAAGGAGAAAGATTCCAAGGTAGAGCAAAGGCTGTGGCTTGGCTAAGAGAAAATCCTGAAATGGTAGAGAAATTAAAGAATAAGATTTATGGCAAAAATTGAAGATCTAATTGGCAAGAAGCCTAAGAAGACAGTAGTCACAGAAGATTCAATAGAGATGGGTGGCGCTTTTAGTTGCCAGACATGCAATAAAATAGTAGATGAGGCAGAATATAATCGTTCTGAGTACTATATCACTTGGGTATGCCCAGAAGGACATGTTTCGAAAGTAGAACTTGGCTAATGTCAGAACGTGGTGAAGTAAAAAGAGATGGAGCTAAGGCTCAAAAGAATAGCGGTAGAGGACAATACCAAAAGGGTGATGCTAAGTGGAATCAGTTTGTAGTAGATTACAAAGAAGCATCTAAGTCATTTACTCTTAATCAAGAAAACTGGGCAAAGATATGCACAGATACATTTAAAGTAAGTAGAAGTATGCACCCAGCACTCAAGATAATACTTGGAACAGATTCTAAAGTTCGTCTTGGAATTATTGAGTGGTTGTTGTTGGTTATGGTGTTGGGCTTCTTATGGACAAGTGGGATAGAAAGATTAAAGAAAAAAATGTCTGAAAGTACATTAGAATTAATTAGTAGGGTAACAGAATTTAACGATCTTCATGAGTACATGAATGACGAACAGCTGGATAAAGCGCTTGCTATGGTAGTAAAGCTTTTGATGAATCCAGATGTACCATCTGCAAAAGCTCCAATGATTATTATTGAATTGCAGGCTTTAAGTGCTAAATTCGCTGTATTAGCATCTTATTACACAACTATTGCTAAAGATAAGACTGGCACACCAAATAATAATAAGAAAAATATTTATTACACTGCCAACGAAGCTATTGATAGACTAGTTGATGCCCTTAAGTATGCAGCGAGAAATATGTAAAATGGGAAGAGATTTAGTAACAAATTTAAAGTTTAAAAAGATAAGCGGCAGCTTTGACCCAGAAGTATTTGGAAAAATGATTGACGAAGCATATACTGCTGGAAGAAATACAGACAGATGGGCAAAGAAGCACACATTCTCTCCGAGTACAGTCGGTTATGGATATGGAACATGCCCAAGATACTGGTTTATAGCATTCAACGGTGCAGACTTTGAAGATAACTTTGATGCGATGGCAATTGCTAATATGGAAAATGGTAAGCAGGCTCACGACAGAATCCAAACCCTCTTGCAGTCTACCCATGTTTTAAAAGAGATTGAAAGAGAAATTTTGTGTAACGATCCACCAGTTAGAGGATTCGCAGACATAATCCTTGACTGGAACGGCAAGGATGTTATTGGGGAGCTAAAGACAGTTAAGGATGAAATATTCCATACAAGACAGGCTCAGATGTCTCCATCAATCTCACACTTAGTTCAGCTTCTCCTGTATATGTGGGTAGAGAAGATAGACGAAGGCTTTGTCATGTACGAAAACAAAAATGATAATCAGATATTGATTATGCCTATTAATATGAATGAAAGAAATAGAGAACTAATAGAGCGCATAGTTGAGTGGATGAGAGTTGTCTACAAGAATTGGAAAGATGAACTATTGCCAGAAAGACCTTTTACAAAGTCTAGCACTGTATGTAAGTACTGTCCAGTTAGAAAAGAATGTTGGTCTAGCGAGATTGGTGTTCATAAGATTGAAAAGTTGGATCTTCCTAAATGATATGCGCTAGAGAAGAATGCGGAATTGAGTTTGAGCAAAAGACTCATAATCAAAAGTACTGTTCAGATGAGTGTTGCAGAATTGCAACTAATAAAAGAATCATGGAAAAGTACTATGAGAAAAAGGCGATAAAAAGCGGATCAGCCAGGTTTTGTAATAAATGTAAGATGAAGCTAAGCAGATACAACTACGGAGTTATGTGTAATGTGTGTGAAGCAAAGTCTAAGTCTGACAAAAAGAAAAACCTATTGGAGATGCTAAATGTCGCTAGCGGCACTTCGAAAAACTAAAACTTCTAGGGTTGTTGGTATAGATGCCTCAACAAACTCAGTCGCCTTTTGTGTTATGGACAACGGTGTACCAGTCAGATATGGTAAAATAGAGTTAAACGGTCAAGATATCTACGAGAAGATATACGATGCTAAGAATAAAGTTCGTGCTTTTAAGGAAGAATTAAATGCAGACTATATTGCCGTAGAAGGAGCCATATTGGTTAGATCTCCAGATGCAGTAATTAAGCTATCATATGTCTATGGAGTTGTCATTGCAGAGTTGATGGAGTTTGGGGCAAAGGTTGTTACTGTTGCTCCAAGCAGTTGGCAGAATTATATTGGAAACAAAAATATGAGTAAGGTGGAAAAAGATGATTTCTATTCTAAAAATCCAGGTCGTAAAGATTCTTGGTACAGAACTCAGTTGCGTGAGGCTAGAAAGCAGCGTACCTGTGATTTTATTAACAATAAGTGGGGCATTGTAGTAAGTGACTATGATGTAGCAGATTCAATTGCTATATCATACTATGCATACGAAAAGTTGACGGACAGATGAAATTATATCAAAGCAAAGAATTCCTTCATAGAAGATATGTTCTTCAGAAGAAAACAATCAAAGAGATTGCAGATGAGTGCGGTGTTTCTCATATGACCATACAAAGATACTTAGAGCAGTTTGGGCTAATTAAAAATCAAAGGAAGTGGACTAAATGAGTATTCCAGTACTAGCCGTACCAGTGCTAAATAGATATGATCTGCTTATTAATATGCTAGATCAAATCAATTATCCTATAGATAATATTTTGATTATAGATAACGGCGGAGAGCTAGAGCTTGATCCAAAGTATAACGCCAAGGTTCTGAATATGCCATCTAACTTTGGAATGTCAGCATCATGGAACTTAGCAATAAAGTGTTACCCAAAAGCCAAGTACTGGCTATTTGCATCGGCGGATACAGTATGGGGAGAAAACTCTCTAGAGCAGATAGATAAGGAGAGCGGTTCAGATTATCTAATGCTTACCAGTGATAACTATGGTTGCTATTCGGTAGGAGAAAACCTAATCGATAGAGTAGGATTGTTTGATGAGTATTTTTATCCAATCTATTTTGAGGATAATGATTTTCATGAAAGAGTAACCTTAGAATTTGGCAAGGAAGCAATCAAGATTTGTGATTATATAAAGACACATCCAGAGGTTGGAAGTCAAACTATTAATAGTAATGAAAAGCTATTAAATAGAAATCATCAGACATTTGTGAAGAACGAAGAGTATTTTAATTTTAAGAAAGATAATAATTTTCAAATTTCAAAAGGCTGGTCTCTATCTAGAAGAAGGGAACAAGAATGGGTATTATAGGAGTTCTTCCAGCATCTGGAAGTGCATCTCGCATATCTGGTCTGCCAAAATTTGCATTGCCAATTAGCAGTAGTAAGTCAATACTTCAGTGGCATGTAGAGCAAATGTTAGAAGTTTGTGATGAAGTAAGAATATCAACCAGAGCTTCATGGTCCCAGCTTGTCCAAAACATGAATATGGATGTAAAGATAATAATCAAAGAGCCTTCAACAATGTCAGATGCAGTCAAGCATCTCGCAGGATCAGACAGCGATACCTTAATAATAGGTTTGCCAGATACATATATGGTTGGCTTAGATAAAAATATGTATAAGGAAATGATTAATTCGGACGGCGATGTCGTTCTTGGAACGTGGGATTGTCATGATGAGATAAAAGGCAGAGTTGGTCAGATACAACTAGATGGGAATAGGGTCATATCATCCAGAGATAAGGTTGATGACTGTGACTATAAGTTTATGTGGGGAACAATGCTCTTGAGAAACATGTCCTCTGCCATAGATCCAGAATTAGCCCACGTTGGACTTCAAATTCAAAGCTGGATAGACTCTGGACTAGACGTAAAGTCAGTAAAGCCAGGTGGGGAATATATGGATATTGGAACGATAGACGGCATTAAAAACCTGTATGGAAAGTTAGTCTAGTCAATTGAATTTGACATTTTAGTTGACCAAAAGTATAATTATTTCGAGAGGTAAAAATGTCAGAATTAGAAGTAGCAGAAAAGTTTGACCGCATGAATGCTGTTGTAGAGCAGCATTTGATGGGTAATAACCCCACTCAAATCGCCAAGGTTTTGTCGATTCCACGCAAAGATGTGCTGGAATTAATTGATAGCTGGCGTGAAATAGTAAGAGATGATACTGGCGCCAGAGAACGTGCTAAAGAGGCAGTGTCTGGAGCGGACCAGCATTACGCTATGCTTATCAAGGAAGCTTGGAAGACTGTGGAGGATGCAGATCAGGCTGGTCAGCTAAACGTAAAGGCACAATCACTTAAGCTAATTGCTGATATTGAAACTAAGAGAATAGCAATGCTTCAACAGGTAGGGCTTTTGGATAACGCAGAGCTTGCTGGTCAGTTAGCTGAGACGGAAAGAAAGCAAGAAGTTCTTGTTAAAATACTCCGTGATGTTACAGCAGAATGCTCACACTGTAAGGTAGAAGTAGCAAGAAGAATATCTAGTATTACAAATAGAGTTGAAGAAGTAGTCATAGTAGAAAACGAACCAGATGTTTGATTTTGATGATCTAATTGACATTCTGGACGGAGAAGAGTTTGAAGAACGTCCAGTAGATGTTCGTGACTTTGTTACTAAAGAAGATTATTTAGGCCTACCACCACTTTCAGAATACCAGTATACTTTGATTAGAGCGTCTTCTCAGATATATAAGAAGTCAACACTTGAAAAGCTTTACGGTGAAGATCTTGGAATATCTAGATGGAAAGAAACTGTCAACGAAGTAATTGCTCAGTTGGGTAAAGGGTCTGGAAAAGATTATTGTTCTACAATTGCGGTTGCCTATATTGTTTACCTATTGTTATGCTTAAAAGATCCAGCAAAATATTTTGGAAAACCTCCTGGAGACTCTATTGATATTATTAATATTGCTATTAACTCTCAGCAAGCAAAGAATGTTTTCTTTAAGGGTCTGAAGAATAGAGTCGATAAGTCACCTTGGTTTGCTGGAAAATATATTGCAAAGGCGGATGTAATTGAGTTTGATAAGGGTGTAAGTTGCCACTCAGGTCACTCCGAAAGAGAAGCCTTTGAGGGATATAACACACTCGTTGTTATTCTAGATGAGATTTCTGGATTTAGTATTGATA